AAGGTTGGACTCCAGGAAGCGTTTGCGGACAAAGACAAAAAAGGCTACAACTGGAACAACATGATGTTGCAACGCTGGTCAGATCCCGACGGTGTGGAACACCGTGTGTTGGATGACTATGAACGCAACAGGACCTTGATTGATCTCACAGCACAACCTGCAGACGTCAAGGCCACAGTGGATGCGGCCATACGTGAACAGATTTCGCACAAGGATGTGGGCCAAGTGGGTGTGCGATTCATGCAGTTCTGTGGCAAGTATGAACTGAACAAGTGCAGTGAATCAGCCGAAAGTTTTGGTCGATGGATGAATGAAACCTACAAAGGTGTGCTGAATGAGCAATAGGAATCTAACATTTTTATGTGCAGGTCTGTTTATCGGCATTGTGATTATTGTTTTGACTGCCTGGCGAGATCATCGGGCTCACCCTGTAAAGTTTAATTGTGGTCTGCTCATGGGCGGATGGCATCCAGATGCACCAAGAGAAGTTATAGAACGATGTAGAAAGAAAGGATATCCTTATGATAGTAGCAAAACCCGTAATTGACAAGCAGTTCTGGATCTTGCAGGAGAATGATCGCAAGGTCGGCAACATTGAAGCCTGTGCCGGTGGTTATCAAGTAAAAATAAACAATCAAGTTGCACAGTTCAAGACCATACGAATGGCAGCCCAGCGTGCCAACATTGAATTTGAACCTGCTGTAAAATTATCCAAACCCAAGACCAACATGGACCAGGTACACGGATATCCGGTCAGCGGCCGAGTTTACAATCCCATGTGGGATGTAACTCAGCAGTTGCAAGTATACACCAAGACAGCCAAGAGCAAGAGTTGGTTTGCCGCTGGATGGTACCAAGTACGCAAAGGTCGCACATGGAACACGATTCTAGCGCCCAAACTGATCATGCTACAACGCTATACACATGCAGGACCATTCGTGACCCAGGAGGCAGCCAATGACCATGCACATACACAAATTCGTTGATCGTGTGCGTGGACACGAAGCCCGGGGAGCCAGAGACTTTGTGATGACCATGAACGAAGCCCGAGATCTGCATGCTGATATCACACGGCTACTGATCAATCTACAGACACTGCAAGAACAGGCAACAAAACCCAACAACACTGATGTAGTACAGGTAGAAATCGGCGGCGGCCAGTTCTAAAATATACCTATATTTTGGCATAAATAAATGTAGGAGTATTATACTATGAGCCGACCCAAACCTACTGTGTTAATCGAAGTAACAAACAAGAGTACCTACAAGACCGAGCAGGTGTTAGCCAGTGAAGGCGTGTGGGCTGTGTTCTACGATTCGAAACCCATCAATCTCAAAACAAGCAATCTCCTGGTGCAGTATCCTGGACCCAAATACAAAAAAGTCAGTTTCTCAAATCCCGGTCATGCCAGAAATCTGGCCAAGAAACTCAACACACAATTCAAAACTGATCGGTTCACGGTGGTATTGTTGACCTCAGGTGATCGGGTCTATCCGTGAAGTGCGAGACAAAAGAAAACTCACCGAAGAGCTAGTCAAGCAACTGGATCCCGACCTGGGCATCACAGTCAAACGAGCCATGCACACCTGGTGGTTCAACATAAGAAAAAACGGCGGCATGAGATTGACTGGACCCGGTTATACAGTGTTTGTAGAACAATTGGACCTGGCACGCTATGAATGGTCGATCCAGGACCCACATCAATTCAATCAACATGTTATCTTGGCCCTGGATAGAAAAATTCAGATGCCATACTACATTTCAGCCGCCAAGGGCATACCTAAAAAAATTGTGTTTTTTGGCAGCCAAGAAGCTGTCATGGTCAACTTGTATGGCGACCTGCAAAAATTTCTTGACAACTACGAGCCTTGATGTTATACTGAGTGACAGGGCCTTTAGCTTAATGGTAAAGCAATCGACTCATAATCGATGGAGTGAAAGTTCAATTCTTTCAAGGCCCACCAGTCAAATATCTATATGAAATTAAATGTTACCCAAAAAAGAATTGATGCTAACAAGCGCAACGGAGTGCTTGGTGCAATAGCCTATAGAGAAAAAAGAAAAGCTCTATACGAAGCCAATCCTTCTTTTTGCACACAATGTTCAATTAAGTTACCGCAGGACAAAAAGAATAATAAATTTTGCTCAAGTAGTTGTTCTGCAACCTATAATAACACTGGAAGAATTAAAGTTCCAAGAACACCGTGTGAATTTTGTAGCAAACCTACCTTAAACAAATATTGTTCCAAAAGATGTGCTTGGGATTCACAAAAAGTTTACTTAGATCCAACAGATGCTAAACAATATAAGCTTCTTAAAAAGCGAGAAGTATCATATAGATATTATCAACGTGTTAAGGATCAAACGCCACCCAATGCTGATTTACCGGCAATAAAGAAATTTTATGCCCACTGTCCGGAAGGATACGAGGTAGATCATATAATTCCTATTAGCAAAGGTGGATTACATACCATAGAAAATCTTCAATACCTGACTATTATTGAAAATCGTCGAAAAAGTAACAAACTGTAGACGGCCCACCAAATTTTATACTATGCAACTACTAGAACAAAATGATCAGTTAGGCTACTACATGGTAGGGCCCGAGAAACATTATATCAAACCTCGGGCCTTGATCCGAGCTACAGAAACTGGACATTTTCCAGAATGGAATTTCAATCGAGAAGCATTTGAAAAATTCCCCTGGCATGTGGAACCAGAAACCAACCTCAAAGAATTATATCGCTTGAGGGCGCAACAGATTAGAGACAAATACGATTACATCAGACTGGAAGTGTCCGGTGGTGGTGACAGCAGCACTGTGGCCTATAGTTTTATCAATAACAACATTCATCTCGACGAAGTTGTTTTTAGATATCCTAAAACAGGTGAAAAGAACGTTACTGACGATCCTTTCAACACCAAACCAGAAAATACCCTGAGTGAATTTAAGTATGCTGCCAAGCCATTGCTGGAATGGATTGCGGTTCACAGTCCACGCACAAAGATCACCATGCACGATTACAGCCAAGACATGTTGGAATCTGGGCACGACGAAGGATGGGTGTTTAGAACCAAAGATTATTTCCAACCCGGACATGCGTTCAAGCACACAGTCGATGCTGTTGACAGTCACAAGCATACACTAGATCAAGGATTACGAGTATGCATGCTCTGGGGTGTGGACAAGCCCAAAGTCTGTATCAAAGATTCAAAATGGTATTTGTACTTTATGGACGTGCAGGCCAACAATGCCAACCCCGAAGTGGGGCAATGGAGCAATATCACCAATGAATATTTTTATTGGAGTCCTGAATTACCCGAGCTACTGGCCAAGCAAGCACACATGATCAAAGTCTGGTTTGATCACCCGCACAACAAATATCTACAGCATTTGGCACGTTGGCCCAATTATAGTTTTAGTCAGCGAACCACGTTTGAACACATTATCAAACCACTAATTTATCCCGACTACGATCCTACCACATTCCAAACCAGCAAACCCACAAACAGCTTCTATAATGAAATGGATCAATGGTTCTATCAGAATTTCCAAGACACTCGTGCATTCCAAGTGTGGCAAGCAGGACTTAAATATTTGGTTGACAATATTGATCCAAAGTATTTCAACAATGAAATGGGCCGGCCCGTGGGATTTGTGGGGTTTATCAGTCCGTTTTACTATTTGGGCGAGGCAAACTTCGTGGATTCCGGAATCAACAGTCATTTTAAATTCTGAAATAAATAAAGTCAGCAACGCCAACATCAAGTTGACGTCGGAATCAACAGACGCCTGGGGTACAACCCTTTTACTACTGTGTTACACGTAGAACGCCGCCCGTAAGCGAATTCTTCGCAAGCTCTAAAACTTAAATTGGAGATTATCAAATGACAACACGCACAATCCGTTGGGTATTGGCCCACGAACCATATGACTTGTTTTTACGTGCAGCTGAAAAGTTTGCCGCAGAAGTGAGTGAAAAGACACACGGCAAAATTGCCATCGAAGTGTTAGGTCTTACTGAGTACACAGAAAAATATCTGAATGGTCAAACTCTTGATCGTTACAAGATTAAAGATTTGGTCAATGACGGCACCATTGAAATGAGTCAGATGTACACCACCACGCTGGGTCTCACTGACCCTGACATGTTTGTGTTGGACATGCCTTTCTTGTTCCGTGACCATGACCATGTTGCACGAGTACTGGACGGTAAGATTGGTCAGAGTCTCATGGATAACCTGGCAGATAAAAGTGAAATCAAGGGCTTGGCCTTTACCTATTCGGGCGGATTCCGGGCCATCATTGGCAATCGTGTGATCGAAGCTGTAGAAGATCTTGAGGGCATGAAAGTGCGTGTGGCTCATAGCCCAGTGGCCGAGGCCACTATGCGTGCCTTTGGTGCTGAGCCAGTGGTGATTCCAATTGAAAATTTAGCAGATGCACTTGGAGAAAAGGTTGTGGATTCAGGCGAAAGCACCTATCCTCGTATCTACAGCATGCGTCAGAATGAAACAGCCACAGTGATCAATCACACTGAGCACAGCCTATTCTTGACCACAATCATCATGAACAAAGGGTTATGGAACGGACTCACAGTGGAACAGCAAAAGATTTTTGCTGATGCGGCCTTGAGTGCGGCGCATGTTGAGCGTGCCGAAAGTCTTGAAGACATTGACCGCACCAGAACACGTGCCAAGTTGGATGGTATTCAAGTTGTGGATCTGGATGCTCGCACTCGTGCCCGCATGCAAGATGCCAGCACAAAGGTCTACCAAGACTTGGATCACATGTTCTCTCCTGGCCTGATTGAAGCTATCCAACGCAGTTAATTTTGCCAAAATCACGAGCAAGACTAGACTTCTTGCTCGTTTTCTTTTATAATAAACACATATGAAAAAATTACTTTTATCTCTTATTCTCTCCGCATTGTCGGTCACCGTGGCAGCCAAAGAAACTGTGACCATTGTTTATTCCTGGACTGCCGCAGACACTGCCGCAAACTTTCATCGTACTTTGGGCGAAGAAGCAAACAAAATTCAAAACAAGTATCGTTTTGTGTTTGATGCCAAACCCGGTGCTGGTGGATCAATTGCTGCCAATTATGTGGCTACCAATCCCAACACAATTTTGGCTACCGCATCAGCATTTTTTATCCGTCCAAATTTTTTCCCCAACGAAAGTCATGACATCTCAGCATTCAAGGAACTCATGCCACAATGCAGTGCTCCGGCCCTGATCAGCAGTGCCAAATACAGATCATGGTCCGAAGTTCCTACAGATCGACCATTGACCATTGGCGTCAGTGGCATGGGCACTACTACACATCTCATTGCTACTCAGGTAGTCAAGCGTTATCCGCAAATGACTGTGATACCATTCAAAAGCACCAGTGAAGCTTTGGTCAGTGTTCTCAGTGGCAATACAGATTTTGCAGTGAACTTTTTAGGCGACAGCGAACAATACACCAAGTCCAACAGTCTCAAACGTGTGTACATGCTGGGCATCACTGGAGATAAAACTGTGGCCGGAGTGACACCCATGATTTCTCAGGGGTTTCCTAATAGCCTGGGTCGCATGAACATACCAGCACAGTTGGTGGTTCCACGCACCACACCCGATGCCAAATTCAAAGAATGGCGTGAAATACTGGTTCAAGCCGGACGTGCTCCTAGTGTGCAGCGAGCCTTTGTGGCCGACTACTGTGAAAGTTTAAATCAGATGCCCACAGATCAAATACAAGGCTACTATCACATGCAAACAGTTGAATGGCAAAAATTAAGCAACGGAGTCAGTTTAAAATAAACTAAATATTTTTGCTATGGAACAACCACGCAAGCCCGTAGGTCAATACTACTACTCAGAAGACGAGTGGAAAAGGTTGGGTTGTGGTCCGTTACCACCTGAACGTGATCGCAATCGATTACAAGATGCTCATGCCAAAGGTAATCCCAAGATTGACGGCAAAAACGTCAAAGGTTATAATTAATCATGTTGATCATGTTTTCAATAGTTGCAGTGGCCCTGTTGTTGTATGCCATGATCGAGTTGAAGGTCTGGAGAGACAACGAATGAATCAAGACTACAGTTTTGCCATTGGTGTAGTTGTAGTAGCTGTTGTGTTTTTGTTAATTTTATAGTTTCCACGTTCTCAAAACGTGGTGGTGGGTCGGATCTAGTTGACACATAAATAGGTGTGTCGTATAATAACGATATTGTTGTAATTCCTTTGTAGTGAAGGCGTTGTGGACCCGGGTTCGATTCCCGGCATCTCCACCAAAGCATATTGTCTACTGGAGTGTGGGGACAACCCTTCGAGGGCCCATCGTAAGATCCACACAGTATGCTTTGTTGGGGATGACAAGGTTTCGACATGGTGAGATAGCGAAAGAGGCAACACAGTAGGCGATGACTGTAAATCAAGCAACTCTATTACTTGCAAACGCATCTAATGACGAGGTTTTTGCCTTAGCGGCATGATCTCCGGGGCAACTATGCCTTGT